TTGGGTAATAACTTAGTTGATTGTTCTTCGTTCGATTCATATATGGTTCATTGGGTAATAGAATGACCAGTAGTGCGGCGCGCCGGGTGCTGCGACTATCTGGAGATTTGACATGACGGTCTCAACTGAAGTTGACCATAACGACTACATCGGGAACGGGGTCACAACTTCATTCCCTTATACCTTCCGAATTTTTAAGAAGTCTGATCTGGTTGTGCAGGTTGCAGACCTGAATGAGAACATCACAGAGTTGGTTATTGATACTGATTACACCGTTACTGGTGCTGGAGGGTACACAGGAGGGAATGTAATACTGTCAACGCCATTGACAAACGGATACCAAATTTCAATTTCACGTGAGCTTCCAGTTACGCAGGAAATCGATTTCAGGAACCAGGGTAAATTTTTTGCAGAGGTTCATGAAGATGGTTTCGATAAGCTGACAATGTTGATACAGCAGGCCATAAGTTGGCTGCGTCTTTCGTTGCGTAAGCCATCATTTGTGGCGAATTATTACGATGCGCTGAACAATTATATTCGTAACCTTCGTGACCCGTCACAGCCACAAGATGCTGCTACAAAAGGTTATGTCGATTCTCTTGCTAATATAAACCTTTCAAAGACGCTGAGAACTCCTGAGGCAATACCTGAACTGCCTGGAATAGATCAACGTAAAAATAAAATTGTCGCAATGGATAATTCAGGAAACCCTATTATGGTGTTGCCTGAATCAGGGTCTGCTGCCGATGTCCTTATAGAGCTTGCAAAGCCTACCGGTGCTACCCGTATTGGATTACCTAACGGCACTGTCAATGACGCCATTAAATATGTAACTCCTGAAATGTTCGGAGCTACAGGTGACGGCGTGACAGATGACTCTGCCGCAATGCGTGACTGCTGGGATTATGCTATTCCAAGAAACCTGAATATCATTGGCGATGGTGCTTATTCAATTTCTCAGACATATGAAGTTCCAGAAGTACATACGCCTCCTGTGCGTTATGACTTCAATATGATGACCATTAAACTGCGCAAGGTGGTATACACAGCAGCATCAGGCGTTGCATTTATCAACAGGTCTCCTGGATGCGTGTTTGAAATTGGTGAACTAGCTGGCAAGATATTTGAGATTGCAGAAGAGGCAGGCACACTAGATTCTGTGGTTATCGATGAAACAATTGGATTTCAGTTAATGGGGCAGGGTCGTATCCCTAACGTTATTCACGTAGTACACGGATTTGCAACCAATGTGAAACTGGATACTTGCTTCACCAGGGCTATCTATATTGGTGAATGTTATGATGCATTACGTGGTGTAAGGTGCGTAGTATCTAATGCAAACGTAATATATGGAAAAATTGGCGGTGGTTATAGCAAGGAGGCTATAGACCCAACTACGTGTGAAGTGGGTGTAACATTTGACTCTGGCTCTAACACTAACGAAGTATTTGCTAATATTGAATATTGCCGCAGAACATCAAGCTCACGTCCATTTGTTGATGATGGTTCTACAAATAAGTTTTATGGTTACATAGAATCATGCAGTCTGCCTGGTCAGATCAATGGCAGCAATACCAGATATCAGATTAAAAATGGTGGTAGTAACGTTCGTACAGGATTTGGATATGAGGTTTCCGGGCCGCAATCATCAATTGAGATTCTTGATATGCCGGTTGATAACGGAGTTAATGCCACCTCTGGGAACTCATCAATAACATTTAAAATACTTCAATCATTCCAATCTAATATCAACCAATCTGAGGTTTTTTCTAATGGTTACAATGAAATAATACCTGTAAGCGTTATTAATCAGTTGGTTCTGAATTCTAACAATATTGCTTCTGGTGCTGCATGGGGACTACAGGTAAGTGGTTCTGCAACGCCTGGAGATCTTACAATAACTGAGGGGATATTAAACACCGGTAGTTCATGCCAGTATCGATACGGATCTAAAATCGTCGCCTCAAGGCCAGCGACAAGCGAAAACGATTGGTATGCTATATCTCAATTTATCACAACATCATTTCTGAAAGACCTATCGTTTGGCATAGCACTTCGTGTAAATACTGGTGATGTAGATATGATGCTGAAAGTTCAATCTGGAACAACAAACAGGTTATACAGTAAATCGTTCAGGCTGAAAGGTGGGAGTAAGATAATTGAAATAAGTCACAGTTGCCCAACACAGTCTATAGAGAATGAGCAGTACACTATTTCTCTACAGTTTAGAACGTGGGAAGCATCAAATATTGATATTTTCAATATTCACCTTTGCGGTGCTCCGAATATTGTTAATGCTCCTGCCAGTATTGGAACTGGAGCAACTCCATTCTACCCAACTGACAAGAACGTTAGCGGGTTTGTAAGGAGATCAATTTGTAAACCAATTCTAGCTCCCATTACCATCCAGCAATATGATTTTGATACATACATTATTGGATTTGCAGATGGTAATGTTACGTTGCTTCCTGGGTATGATGGTCAGGTCGTATCATTTTACAAAAGCGGTTCATCAAATACCAACTTACAGGCAGCGGAATTGATAGGTGGTTCTGCATCGTACCCGCTGACAGCAGGTAAGACAGTAACGCTTATGTTTTCACAATCACTTAATACATGGGCTGTAGTCTCTGTTAGCTCTTGATCACACATGCACAAGGATGTGCATAGCAAATTAGGTGGAAAAAATTCTCACCATAGAATATGATTTGCCTACTAAATTTTGCAGGAAATCAATGATGTATAAAAAGTTTTTATTATCTTTATTATTATCAGCCGGTATTTCTGGCTATGCTGCGGCGTGGGATTTCACGGCAATGACACCAGATCCCGTACCTGATGAAGTTGATATTGCGTTCATAGGGAACAGTATAACAAGACACGCACCCAATAAAGAACTTGATTGGAGTGGTGACTGGGGAATGGGTGCCAGCAAAAAAGAGAATGATTATGCTCACAGAACCGCAACCATGCTTGGAGTAAGTCAATCAAAAATATACACAAGAAACTTGTATCCGTTTGAAACAAGTGAAGATTCTGTCGTAGGAATAATTGATTCACTTGAACCTTTATTATCTAAATCAAAAACTATAGTTGTTCAGTTAAGTGAAAATGTTAGTGCGACAGGTAATGGTGGTGTTAAGCAATTTAAGAAAAGTTACAGTGAATTAATATCATCAATACCGAAAGGGAAAAATATTTTCTGTATTTCATCATTTTGGAAATCTGACGAAACTGATAATGTTGTTAAGTCTGTTTGCAATAAATATGGTGGTAAATATGTATTCATTGGAGATATTTACCAAAACCAGTTTGCTCACCAGAACTCTGTACTTTTTACGAATCAAGGCGTACAGGTTCACCCTAATGATTACTCAATGAATGAAATTGCTGTTAGGCTTTCAAAATCAATAAAACCATACATTGATCAGTAATTTAAGATCGCTTCTCAAGGATGAGTTAGCAATTACCTTAATGGTAAAAGTTATAAACAAACACTGAAAATTCAAACCATATATGGTTTATTGTGTATGATGAACTCACCAACTAAGGGGGTTTTTTATGCACAGTAAACGGTGGTTGATATGTCAGCCCAGCTAACCAGTGAGTCTTTAAATCAGTGGCTTAGCATGGGTTCTCTGGCTGCGGTAATCGCTGGAGTTCCTCCCGAGGTAGCCTTGGGTGCTTTATCAGGCGCGGTAATATTTATTACCTCTGCCGTTGAGTATCCAATCCGCCGCCGGGTTCTCCTGTCGATGCTCAGCTTTCTCTGCGGGCTTCTCTTCTACAAACCAACTGCATCAATCCTTATCGGCGTAGCCAGCCTGATCCCAACTATCACGCAGGACTCTTTCGAGAAAGGGATCGTATTCTCTGCTGGCGCGTTCGTGTCGGCAATCGTCGCAGTACGTATTGGTATCTGGCTCTATCACCGTTCAGACAATCCACGCGATTTAATCCCGGGGAGAAAAGACGATGACAACTCATGAGCTGCTTTTACTCATTGCCAATGCGGTTATCTGTTCTGCGATAGCAATCCGTGTCGGAACCTTCCGGCGTAATGGATCGCAACACCGCCGGTGGGGTGGGTGGATAGCCTACTTCCTTATCGTGGCATCAGCCAGCATTCCCATCCGCGCTGCCTATGCCATCTGGTATCACACGCCAATGGCCGCTGATTTATCAGAGGTCATCATCAATGCTGTCATGCTTGCCGCCGTTCTGAAGACGCGCGGTAACGTCGTGCAGATATTCAAAATATCGAGGTCTCAACATGGACATTAACCAGTTCCGGCGCGCAGCCGGCATCACTGAACAACTGGCCACGCGCTGGTATTCACACATCACCGCAGCCATGAATGAATTTGGCATTACCAAGCCAGATGACCAGGCAATGTTTATTGCACAGGCGGGGCATGAGTCCGGAGGATTTACCCGGTTACAGGAAAACTTCAACTACAGCGTTAATGGACTGTCCGGGTTTATCCGTGCCGGTCGTATCACTCCAGACCAGGCCAACACACTCGGCCGGAAAACATATGAGAAATCTCTCCCCCTGGAACGCCAGCGTGCAATTGCCAATCTGGTGTACAGCAAGCGCATGGGAAATAACGGACCGGGCGACGGGTGGAATTATCGCGGTCGTGGACTTATCCAGATCACTGGTCTGAACAACTACCGGGATTGCGGTAATGGTCTGAAGGTTGATCTGGTCGCTCAGCCTGAACTGCTGGCGCAGGATGAATACGCGGCCCGCAGCGCGGCGTGGTTCTTCGCCAGTAAAGGTTGCATGAAGTACCCAGGCGACCTGGTGCGCGTCACGCAGATCATTAACGGTGGCCAGAACGGTATCGACGACCGGCGCGCGCGTTATGGTGCTGCCCGTAAGGCACTGTTATGATCTGGGAATTCGTCAAAGCGTACTGGAAACAGTTGCTTATCTCAGTGATGCTTGCTGCGCTGGTTGCTGGCTGTCGTATAGCATGGGTTAACCATGGTGAAACTCAGTACGCAGCCGGATATGCTCAGGCGCAGGCAGACCAGAAACAGGCTGATGATAAAGCCAGGGCACAACGTGATCAGGAGAAAACACAAATTGAACGTGATGCGATATCCCGCATTGAAGCTGCGAGGGCTGATGCTGATTTTGCTGCTGCCTATTCTGGCCGCTTGCAGTCAGAACTTGACAAGATCAAGCGATTCGCCGAACACTATACCGGAACTTTCCCCACTGGCACGCCAGCCAGCAAGGTCATCGGTGTGCTCGCCGACATGCTTGAAGAAAG